GGTGCTCTCCTGGTCGGCGACTCTCGCCGACATGTTGACTAACAGCTGGTCGAGCTCGGCGACGTCGCGCCTCAGCTCCCCGACGTCATCGAGGAGCATATCGAGCTTGGTCTCGATGCTGCCGGTATCGAGCTTGACCAGAACTTCGGTTGACATCAGACGACTCTCTTGAGAGGAAACGGGCGGGTCTCCCATGGCTCGGCTGAGTCGCGCGCCCGCTGGCTCGCCGCCCCGTCGTCAGGCTCGCTGACGGCCTCGACCTGCTCCTCGGTCTGAGGCTCGCCGGGCTCGTCGCCGGACCCCGCCTCGCCGCCCGGCAGAGCCGGCAAGTCGGGAGCCTTGTCCTCCTCGTCGGCCTCGTCGAGATCCTCCTGGCTGATGGAGCCGAAGGTGCCCGTGACGCGGCCGATAGCCTGGAGCTCCCTGAGGGCCACGCCGCGGCGGATGACGCCTGAGGAGAAAGCGCTGATGACTGAGGTCGTAACTGACGAGGTGACCGTCGCCTTCTCCTGGGCGGACATGCCCCAGAGCGGCGCGAAGGTGAACCCGAAGTCAGGCTCCGGGTCACGCCCGAGCTCTGACCGGATGAGGACAGACATGACGACCTCGAGGGGGCGCCTGAGAGTCCTCTCCTGGCGGAGGCCGATCGAGTCGTAGTAGTTGCGAAGATCTGTGTCGCCCGTGCTGAAACCAGCGGGCGACATGCCGAACAGCTTGACCAGCGGGATGCCGGTCGCGCCGGACACCTGCTGGGCCATCTGCATGATGATGTCAGCCATCCCGCCGAATTGGTAGGTGACGGCCGAGAACTCGTCCTCAGAGTCGATGAGGCTGATGCCCTCGAGGCTCTGGTAGCGCCGCATGGTCTCGACTTGGCTGATCGCCGCGTCGAAGGCCTTGCCGCCGTCCGCGATCGACTTGCGGAGGTTCTTCATCTTCAGGATGCGCAGGTACGCCCTGAAGACCATCTGGGCGGCGCCCATGGTGGTCGAGTCGAACGCGACCAGCCGATCGTGGAACGGCTCAACGATCGACATCGACCAGCCGTTCTCGTACTGCCGCTGGAAGTACGGCAGGTCGTCGCCCTCGAAGCGGATCGCCCTGGTGTGGTGGATCCGCCCCAGCACGTCTCGCTGGTTGGCGTTGTTGATGACGTCGTAGTAGACGGGCTTGCCGAAGTCGGGCCCGAACTCGTTAACGAGTTGAGTAGACGGCTGGAGAGACCAGCGGTCTATGATCGCGAGGCCCTTGAACTGGCCCTTGCCGACGGTCTCCGGGCGGAGCGGCTCGGACATCTTCTGGCCGTCGATCACGATGACCGCCAGGGCCCCGCCGTAGAGGCGACCCCAGCGAGACCCGGAGGCGACCTCCTGCCAGAGGCCGAGGCGCTTCATCGCGTTCTGCAGCTTGTCGACGTCCTCGCCGTTCTCGAGGCCCTGGATCTCGATCCCCGCGCGAGTCATGTCGTCGGCGACCACGCCGACCGCCTGGCGGACGACCCACGAGCCGCGGTACATGTTGTCCAGCTCGGCCCGGTTGCGGGTCAGCGGGACCATGCCGTAGCGCGACGACGACAGCTGGTTGTCGGTGCCGATGCCGAGGCGAGCCTCGAAGTTCTGCAGGCCGTCTCGGACCTTGATCCGTCCTACGGTCGTGCGGAACGTGTCGGCCATGTGTCCTCAGCTGCTATCTTTTAAGAGGATTACGGGAAGATCTTTCTTTAGCAGACTCAGCAGCTAAATTGGCAGACTCCTTATCTCCTTCTTTAAGATAATGAGCAGCATGCCTATGCTCGTGAGCTATCCGTTCATGGTGACCAGCTAGTCTATTGTGTGTTTCAGTTTTTATTGATCCTTTATTACCCTCACGCTCATGATGGTCTGCTTTATTTTGGTGTTCTTTAGCAAGAACTTCATGTTCAGAAGCTGTGTGACCTGTACTTGACTTATTAAGTATATTCTTAGAATGAGATTTACGAGCTTCAGCAGCCGCTTTCCTAGCAGCTTCAGACCAGGCATCGCGGATCTTGCTGTTGCCGGTGTTAATCGTCAGGTGGATGTGCTTCGCCACTTCAGCCTCTCCGTCTTAGAGAGACTCTAACATGCCTCCCTGACTCGTTACACCTAGTCCAGCAGCTTCGCCAGCATGTTCGGGTCGTAGTCGGGGTCTCCGGTCATGAGCTCTGTCATCGCCCACACCATCGCGTCCGCGCGGTTGGGAGACTTGGCACCCATGTAGCCGGAGCGCGAGAAGTCCTTGAGCTCGTCCTCGAGGGGCGACAGCCCTGGTCCGGCGTGCCTGACCCGACCCTGCTCGTACAGCAGGGCGATGGGCTCGGCCCGCACGACCTTGCCTCTCGACGCCGTGACCGCCTTGTAGGGGACCTCGGAGTCGTAGGCCCTGATGGTGAACTCCACCATCGCGCCGCCGTAGTTCGTCTCGCCGACGAGCACGTCGGCCAGGTGCTCCCTGTACTTCTCGACGGCTCGCCTCGCCCACCCCGCGGGGCCGAGCTGGCAAGTCGCGTCCTCCAGGACGTAGTAGTTCCCGTCGACGCCCTTGCCGCAGACAGAGACGCCGATGTCGTCGTGGCTCTCGTCGTCCTTCTTGCCAGACGCGCCGGAGGGGTCGACGGCCACGACCACGCGGGCCATGTCCGGCACGACCTCGTCGGGCGCCATGCCCGCGCCGGTCGTGTTGTACTCGGAGCGGCGCTCGAAAGTCTTCCTAGTGAACAGGGCGCCCGGCACGTCGTCCAGCACCTCGGCGTAGAGTTCTTGGCGGCCGAGTCGCGTGCCCTCGTACTTCTCGCGGATGCCCTTGATGAAGGACGGAGCGAGGTTCGAGGCGTTGTCGAACGTGCTGCCGCGCGTCACGACGACGTCGCCGGTCTTCTCACCTTTGAGCAGTGAGCGAATGACTGGGATAGGGCGAGGCGTCGTGGTCACGAGTTGCCTGGGCTTGTTACCCAGGCGCATGCAGAACTGAAGCATGTCCCAGGCTTCCTGGGCATACTGATATTTTCCCAGCTCATCGACCCAAGCGCAAGAAAACTGGGGGCCGCGAAGTTGATCAGGTTCTGTAGCCGAAAACAGTAGAGCCGTCGCGCCATTAGGCCAGGTCAGTTGCCGACTGGACTTGTTGTAAATTGGCCTGAAATCTGCGGGGTGAGCCAAAAGTATGCCGCTATTTCCCTCGACCATGACGTCTCTGGCGTCAGCCGCTGTCTCAGCGACTATAGCTATGCGGCCATGAAGTCCTGGCGACAAAGGCGTAGGACCGCAGACTTGGCTCCGGATCCACTCAGCGCCCATCCTAGTCTTGCCAAAACCGCGCCCGGCCATGACCATCCAGACTGACCAGTCTCCTGGAGGCTCTAGCTGTTCTGGTCTACCCCAGAACCTAAAGTCATACCTTAGGGACGCCAGCTCGTCATCTGATAGGGACGAGAGAAGCGAAGGGTCATACAAGTTCTTGGCGATAGTTTCCGCCAGACTCATGGACACTTCGTCAACTCCTGGGTCTACTTATAACATGCTGAGTTAAGGCTCTATCAACTTCCATGTGGCAGATCATCAGTCGAGCCTTAAGCAAGGCTAAGGTCAGAGAACTACCTGCTGGAATATATCTTTCGTGTATTTCTCTCGCTGAGAGCATCTCGCCTTTATATGAGAAGCGCCTCTTTGTCTTAGCTTCACTTATATTGCGGCAACGCTCTGGAGAGTGGGACTTCCCAATATTAGGAGCCCCGATGTAGCTCTTAGTTTCAGCTGTGTGGCAGTGAGCCGGACCGCCTGTGTGCAGGTTGTACCCGTCAGGTGCCAGTGTCTTGTGCTGAGCTATGAGAGCAATTTCTCTGTCGTGCAAATTTTTTCGGGAGGAACAAGCTTCGAGCTCCTCGACCTTAAAAGCTTCACGACCATATTTTCTGACTGCAGCATAAAGACCCTTTGTGGCGGGTCTCTTCATGGCTGTGTGAAGGTGCTGCCTTAACCGGGTCTCTACAGGATAAGTCGTCTGGCCAATGTAAGCTTTACCTGTGGCTAGGCAAATTATCCTGTAGACGTGACCAAACGGTCTCGAGTCACTGGGTAGCATGACGCACCCCGGCGAGAGCCGTAAGCCGCCTCCTCACGTCGTCAGAGTCGGCCTTCACGAGGCTCTTGCGCTTGTCCTCGTCCTCCGAGACGTTCTTGACCACGACGGCCGCGAGCTTCGGGCTCTCGTAGGGCAGAGCCTCTCTGGCGATGAAGGCGGCCTTGGCGGCCAGGTCGACGTTGACCGTGCCGTCCGGCTGGACGGCGCTGCGCCGGGCGGCCTGGGCCGCGCCCCTGATGATGTCCAGCATGGACACGCCCGAGGGGTCGTAGATCTTCAAGTGTGACTGGTCACCGCCACTTGGCGCGTACCCCCTCGGGTCAGGGGGCGGGACTATGCTGAGAGCGGGTCGGCGGCCCCTGTCGTCGTCACCCGCCATGTCCCGCACCCGCGGCGCTCTAGAGCGTCATTGATCCCGTATCCTAGTCACCTTAGCATGGCTACCAAGTCGAGAAGAACCCCAGAAACATGCCTAGCCTAGGGGCTATTTTTCTAGCCATACCACCAAGTAGCTGTGTACTGGAACTCAGGACCGGCGTAGGATATCAGAGTCAACCACGGAGACCGCCATGACCTACTACGTGACAGCCGCCCACGAGCACCCCCGCGCCGAGTTCTGCGGCACCACCGAGTGGAAGACCCCGGCCGGCGCCGAGGCACAGCGGCGCTTCCTGGAGACGTTCGGCTACACCGTGACCGTCGTCGGGGTGTCGAGGTGAGCGCCGTCCGCATCCACCGCTGGGTGCTCGCGGCCGTCGTCGATGAGGGCCCCGTCGTGGGCCCCAGGACGTACAAGACGGCCGAGGAGCTCCTCGCGGTCGTGCGCGACGAGTACGCTGATCTGTTCGGGAG